CCCATCTTTTCAACGAACTCAAGAATCTTTTCATCATTCTTTTTAGCAAACGCTCTCCTATACATGTCAGCTTCGTACATGTCAACACCAATGATATTACTTATTATATCTATAGCATCATCTTCGAATACGATACTGTCCTGTACTGCTTCCTGTGACCAGTCCTGAAACATAGCGGCCTTTTGTCTGCCACTCATTGCTACGGGTCTTATCATGGCAGTAGCAAACACACAATCATATACTGATTTTGGTTGTAAAGCTCTAAACAGTCTACGCATGGCAGGTGATTCTCCTTGTGTTACTCCCAACACATCACCTCTACACAATAGTTTGCTTGTAGCTTCGTCTTGTTCTGGATAGTATTCTAGTTTTGTTATTTCATCTATTTCTAATAGTTGTGATAATCCTCTGTTAGCAAGTACGTCAACTTTTAAATGTTCTAAGTCTTCTACTTCGTATTTGTCTAACAGTATTTGATTGTCTTGTGATATCAAGCTCTTTGGTAGTTGTCTTGTGAACATAACTATGCCGCCACAATGTTTTGATATGGCACGTTTCTTTCCTATCAGCTTACGTTCAATACGTTTTGCTTCTCTAGGATCAACACCTACAGATTCGTATGTAAAGTTTCTTGGTAGATTACCTTTGGCTCCTAATCTTTTTGCCGCTTCTTTTCTAGCACTCTTTTCCCTAAACATCACGTAATTAGATAGTCTTGCTGTCTTACCCGGCCACTTCTTAAATATTCTATTCATTACTTCGCCTTGTTGCCAATGTTGAAAATCAATATCAACATCTGGTAAGTCATCACGCAAAGGGTTCATAAATCGTGCTACAGGTATATTCCATTTTATAGGATCAACATCTGTTATCCCCAGTAGATAGCAAACCAAACTGCTACCTGCTGACCCACGTGTCATATGTGTAAGGTCATTGGTTAAATCAATTATGTCGCATATTTGTAGGAAGTAATCAGTGAATCTCTGATTGAGAATTAGTTCAAATTCTTCTGCGAGCCTGTTCTTGTAATCATCTCTATTCGGTATTGGCCTTTTAAATCGATCCAANNGTATGTTTTCTAAGTCTGTTTTCATTGTAGCCTCCATTTGCCTTGTTGCCTAAGCAAAGTATTTATGATTTGGCTATTCTTCGTCAGTACCTAGATTGGCCAAGAATGATCTTAGTTTTGTGGAGTCTGCTTCTGCTTTGATTTTACCTACTGAATCACCTATCTTAGGATCAACATCCTTTTCGTCATCAGTATCTTTTTGTATAAGTGTATTACGTTTAAGTCCTTCGTATATTGTAGACTTACGTTTATCAAATTCTTGATAGTCATCATCTTCTGCTAGATCCCTAATACGTAAACTGTCCACGTCAAACTCTAAGTCTACCTTACTACCAACACCAGAACTGCTTCTTGTCTTCATAAGTTGTATCTGATATCTGCCACGTTCACGCATGGCTCTACTTGTAAAGATACCTATCACGTTATCTGCTGTTTGTATCTTACTCAAGCCACCACTGATATGCGAATGATCAAATTCAATCTCTTCAACACTTGCTCTGTTCAACTGCGATGCTGTTACAAACACACAGTTAAGTTCCATGGCCAAGTTACGTAGTTCTTCAGATACAAACTTGTCCTTAATAAACAAGTTCTCAGCACTTACCCTAGCACCATTTGGCATAAGCAAATCAAGATAGTCAATCAATAGTACATCAACTTTTCTATTCATCTTGATTTCATATTCTTTTAGAAAAGCTCTAATGTCATTTGGAGTCTTGCCACTTGGCATATATTTGACTTGAAATGCTCCTGCCTTCTTACCAATCATCTTGACTTTCATTTCAACTTCATCTACATCTTTGAAAATGTCTCTAGTTGGAATGTCAGTCACCATGCTGTCAACACGCATACTAACCAAGTTCTCGGAAAGTTCAAGTGTTAGATATAAAACATTCATCCCTGCCAATGCCCAGTTTACACCTAAGTTTGCCAAGAACAAACTCTTACCAGCACCTGATCCACCTGCGAAAATGTTTAGTTCGCCTCTGTTGAATCCACCAAACAGTTTCTTATCAAGGCTTTCCCAGCCTGTGCTTACCTGTCCATTGTTGCTCTTGATTGCTAATAATCTTTCTTTAGGATCTTTCCAATAGTCTGTACCTAAGTCTTT